TTCTTCATTCTTTCAGCACATATTTTTTCATGAGAAGACAATCTAATACCAACACTTTTTTCTGCTATTGATAATGTAGATTTTCTTTTAGGCATTATGATTTAGGATTGTCTGATTTAACTTTAGCAATGGCATCTTCCCAGTTAGTAGTACTATTAACTTTATCCCAGTATTGCATATCTAATTGTTCTTGAATTGTAGGATAAGCAGTTGCTCTATCTCTTTGATATTGATTAGCATCATACTCTGCTTGTAACTCTACCATTTTAGCTTCTATGTCAGCTTTAGAAATAGGTGTTGTTCCATTTAACCAGGTAATTGTACAACTTTCTAAATCATTTCCACTTATTTCAAAAGCTGCTTTATGGTTTATTTCATGTATTATTTTAGCTATTTTTAATGACATATTAAGTTCCTATTTCGTATAATACTACGTTTGTTGGTTTAGCATCATAACTAACTGATGCAGTTTGAGAAACATCTGCTGGATTAAATGTAAATTTAACTTTGCATTCACTTGTAGTGCTTGGTGACCACATGTAATTATGGTTAATCATAGAATGAAAAGCCATACCACTACCACCATAATCATAACCACCAGTTTCAGCATATTTTAATTCTGAATAAGAACCTGATCCAATTTTTCCAAAAACTCTTGTTAAACATTTAGCTTGAGATCCTCCATTATGATAACCAACAGTATGAAGATTTGACATAATTAAAATTTTAGAGCTAGTTGCAGAAGGTGTAATTGCTGTTTCCCATGTAGTACCTGATGCACTTTCAACATCTGTTTGTGATGTACTCCCACTAACTGTTTTTTGATAAGTTATAGAACTAGAAACAACTTGTAAAACCTTACCAGTAGGAATAGCTGCTGGTAAAGCAGTTATAGCTGATATTGTATTATTGTTTGGTTTAATTATTGCCATCTATTATTCTCCACTTGGTTTTGTTGGAAATTCTACAGCTTCAACTTTTTCAACTGTATCTAAACCATTTGTTAAATCTCTTAATTCTTGTCTATATGTTCTCATAGCATCACTCATAGTTACATCAGAGTTAGCCATCCAATCTGTTTCAACTAACAAAGCATTTCTTTTAATTCTTAAAATATCTAATGCTCTATCCAAAGCAGAATTGTTCCATTCTGATATTTCTTGATTTCTTGCATTTTCTTCTTCAACAGTAAGATCAACTAAAACACCATCTACATATTTTTTAGTCATTAAATTTTTCTCCCATATAAAGTAACTGTTCCAGATATAAATTGAGTTGATCCTTCGTTAGTAATTTGTATTCCAATAATTGCGTCTAAAGCATCTCTATATCCACCTCCAATACCAACTGCTGATCTACCATAAGTTCCTTCAATAAAAGTAGTATCTGCTCTAATCATAAATTTACTATCTGTTGCATGAACATTATAACAATCAATTAAAATATCTGCATTAGCACCATCAACTGTTGCATCTCTTGCTAAACTTGCTGGTATAAGTTTTAATTTATTATCGCCTTGACCTGAACTAGCAGATTGTGCTTTTATTTCATTTGAATCACTATCATAACCCATTACAGCATAAATGTATTCTCCACTTCCTCCATCATAACTTGATTGACCAGCTCTTTTAACTTTTAATAATACAAATTGTTGATGTGTATCTATTCTTAAATCGCTACATATAATTCTAAAATCTCTATAATCTGTTGAAAGAGTGTTAAAATCTACTGAAGCAACACTTGAGCTAATTGTAGTTGTAGATATTTTTTCAAATGCACCACCACCAGCTTCTGCAAAAGTATTATCTCCTCTTAAAAAGGTTGTAGCATCTTTAGTTCCAGATGCTGTTAGTTTAGCAAGTGAAACTGAAGCATCATTTAATTTTGCTGTAGTAACAGAACTGTCTGCAAGTTTAGCAGTTGTAACTGTAGCATCACTAGGTACACCAAGATCAAGAACATCTCCAAGTATCTGTATAAAATCTATAACATCTCCAGTAACAAGATTACTAGCAAAAGTAATTGTAGAACCACTAACAGTAAAAGAACTGTTTGGTTTTTGGATCGTACCATTTAAAGATACAATCATGTGATTAGCAGATTGAGGAATAACATTAACTGATCCTACTTGCATAGTGTATGCAGCTTGACCATTCACTACAGATATTGCATCACAAATCTGAAAGTTTCCTACTGTCGGTTTAGTACCTATATATGCCATTAATTAACCTTTTGGATTAGCGTCTTTAATTGATTTAATTCTAGCTTTCCAAGCATCTATATCTTTATAGATTTCGTCTAGCTGTTCTCCAATATCGCCATAAGCTGTACGCCTTGTACTTCTTACAGTATTATTGGCTTCTTCTGTGTTAGCTGAAGTTTCATGCTCTGATAATTGTGCATCAGTTGGTTGTGCAATATCTAAATTCCATTCTTTAATGTATGGATTAGAAACATTACCAATCATGTCATCTTGCAACATAACATCTTTTGTAAAATCTACATTTGAAACACCATTAGCTTCGCAGTAAAGTTTTATTTTAGTTGATAGATTTGCCATAGTTTGTCCTCCTTAATTTTATGTTGCTATTTTAAAAATATTTAAACAAGTTGCTGAATTGTGGTCAGAATTACTTTTTATTGATGAATTTCCACCAGCATAAGTAAAATATGTAACTGTAAGAGCATCTCCTGCTGATAAATTTAAAATAGTATTTAAAGCAATTTGACTTTCATCTGAACCACTTCCAGTAAAATAATTTCCACTTGTTTGAGTAGAACCATTAACTAGAAAGTTTATTCTTTCTAAAGTTGCATCAAAATTATCATCAGATATAACTTGCAAACTTATAAAATATTTTCCACCTTTTCCACTTGGTACTGTAAAAGTGTTTGAAGCAAAAGCGTTATCAGTATCAATATTTTCAACATCAAAAGTTATTGTTGTATATGTATTATAACTAATTGTTTGAGCAGAAGATTTTGTAACTCTTACTATAGGTGTATTACTTTCTCCAGCACCAGTTACAGTTCCTGTGAAATCGTAAGTGTCTGCTAAGTTCAGACTTTCAGATTGTATTTTTGTTATTGCCATAATTTATTTTCCTTATTCTATAATTTTGTATCCACCCATAAATGTATTTTTGGTTGTTGAACCACCTTCAAAAGTTGGAAAACCAGATGCTGGAGATGTGCAAGAAATATATCCAAATACTTCAAGATAATCTCCAACAGATAAATCTAAAATTACACTTCTATTTACATTTATTGATCTGTGAGCTGCATTTGATGCTAAATTATTATTTACATCTGCCACAGCTATTTGAGAACCATTTTTATATAAATAAGCTTCACTAACAAAAATATCATTATTTGTTGATCTAGCTTCTGTTCCATAATTAATAAAATATTTACCACCTTTTCCATTTGGAACTGTAAATCTATAATTTGTTGTACTATCAAAAGCATTATCAGTATCAAAATCTTCAGCATTTAATCTTGCTTTGGTTAAAGTAGAATTTGAAAGTGATATAGCGACAGAATTGTAAGCAAAAAAAGCTGGAGTATTATCTCCACCAGCAGAAGCAAATGTATTATCTCCTCTTAGGAATGTTGTACTGTCTTTTGTACCAGTAGCAGATAGTTGAGATAAACCAACTGAACCAGCAGGAGGATTTACTGTTTGAACAGCTTTACCTAAATACACACAGTACATATCATCACTAGATGATGTAGCACTTGTTAGAGTTAATGTAGTTCCACTTGCAGTATATGCAGTGGTAGGTTCTTGTCTTACAAAGTTTATAAATAATGCTAACTCATTTGCGTTAGTTACAGGATTATTTAATGTGTAAGATGTAGTCGCACTTGTAGTGAAGTCTTGCTTAGCAAAACTTGTGTAACTTAATGCTGGTTGATTTCCTATAAACGGCATTTATCTCCTATGTACTAATTGCATCTACTGCTGATACCCAAACATCTAATGATGAAGCTGTGTCTGATTGAACATAAATTCTATCACCAGATTGAACAACAAACTTAGCACCACCATCCAATACCTGTAACGCACTTCCACTTGGGATTGGTGCCTCTTTAATTAGATAAATGTCATTAGCACCATCATTAATATATACAGATGCAATTACAGCAGACGCTGTAACATTTGCAACTGATATACCAACAATAGTATCATAGCTATCAAATGCTGCACCACTAGGTATAGCAGTAGCACCTGTGCCTACATTGTTGCTTGTGTATCTTCTAAAGTTTTGTGCCATATATCTCCTTTATTATAATGCAATCGCCATGGCTATAGCGAATCCATTTGTTGCTAAATTAGAAGTATCAGTAGCTTCAATGTTTGTCCACGCACTTCCATTATAGTATTTTAATTTATTATCAGTAGAATTGTAAAATAAATCTCCTTCATCTAAAGATACAGCAGGATTACTAGATCCTATTCTGTATACAGCAGCAAAATTATTTACATCAGATATGTTATTAGCAACTGTAGTTACATTTGCAGATATTCCTGCAACAGAAGTTACATCACTAGATATTCCTGCTACTGTGCTAACATTTGACGATATTCCAGCAACAGTGCTTACATTAGCAGAAATACCTGCTACAGTTGTTACATTTCCTGAAATACCTGCAACAGTATTTACATTAGCTATTGAGCCTGCAACTGTACCAATATTGTTAGATCCAGTTAAATCTGTTGCAACAGTTCCTATATCAGTTGCATCTCCAGCAACTGCTGTAACATCAGCACTAATTCCTGCAACTGTAGTAACATTTGCTGATATGCCACCAACTATGTTTACATTTGCTATATTCGTTGCTACTGTATTAATATTTGTAACAGCTCCTGCGACTGTAGTTACATTGCTTGATATACCTGCTACCGTATTAACATTTGCAATATTTGTACCTACAGTATTTACATTAGTAATACTTCCAGCAACTGTATCGATTTCTGGTTGAACTTCTTGTAAGTCTGAAGCTACAGTTTCTATTTCAGAAACAGCTTCGTTTAAATCATTTGCAACAGTTATAATATCTGCAATATTTGTTGCTACCGTATTTATATTAGTAATATTTGTAGCTACCGTATTAACATTTGAAACTGCTCCAGCAACTGTGGTTACATTAGACGCAATACCACTTACTGTAGTTACATCACTTGCTATTCCAGCAATTGTAGTAATATCTGTAATATCTTGAGAAAATTCTAATCCATTACCTGCACTATTTACTGATAAAACTTTATTAGCAGAAAGGTTTGGAAATGTAATATTGTATGTATTAGCTGTAGTTGCAGCAGCTTTTGGAGAGAATTTTAAATCTCTTTCTAATTGCTGACACATAGCAATAATTTTATCTAATTCATCATTTAATGAATTAATTTGAAATGCACCAGATGTAGGAAAGTCAGTAGATCTAGCAATTGCTAAATCTCTGTAAATAGTTATTACATCATTAAGAGTAGCCCCACTCCCCCCTAATGTAATTGTTCCACCACCAGAAACTCCTGCTCCTGATACCGAATATTGAGAAGCACTCGATGGTGATGCATTATAAGTTAATTGGCTTGTGCCGTTAAAAACTTTAATATCTGCATTTGTAAAAAATTCAAATGGTACAGAAAAACTTGTTTGACCTGCAGTTGCAGTATATTGAACCCGTGGTTCTGTATCTGAAATAGTAATCGCCATTAATGTAATCCTTTTTGAATATCGTCAAATAACCAATCAAGATACCATACATTTTGAAAGGGTATTAACCTACGCACATTTTTTGCTGTGTGATGGTTATATTGATTTCCACCAACATCATACAAGATGTCAAATATATTATAAATTTGTCCACCAGTAGGGCCACCAATTGTTCCTGCTTTCCATCTATTAGAAGAACCAAATGGTTTACTTTCTCCAACAAGAGGGCCAATTCCAATTCTGTTATCAGTTAAAGTTTCTATAGCTTTATTAATATCAGTATATATTCCAGCTAAACCAGATCTATCAAAAGCATTAAGTAATTTTGTTGTTAATGATTGTTTTGAATAATCTCTACCAAATCTAAACTCTGTATAGATTTTATCTATAAGCATACCAGATCCCATTAATAACATAGAACCAAATAAAAAATCTAAATCTTTTTCTTGCATACCTCTCATTAACATTCTTTGAGTAGCTGATATTGCAAATTTTTTAAACTGTGCAAATGTAGAACCTAGTTCTGAACTCATCCATAATGGAGTATCTCCTAAACCTGGAGTTACAATAGTTATATTTATATCTTTGTTTAATGCTGCACCAAAAGCATCAACAGCTGCTTCATCTTCCCATTTAGCAGTGTTTGCCATAAAATTATGTTTAGTTTTTTCACCATGTTTTTCAAATTGTACAGCTATTCTTCTAGCCATATCTTGATTTATACCAGAAGATGATAATGCAGTTTTCCATTTATCTGGTAAAGAACCTTTAGTCCATCTAATAGAGTCTTCTAAAATTCTAGAACCAATAGTAACTGATGCCATAGATTTAGCCATTTCAGTCCATCTAGACATAAGGTTTACATACATAAAATTAAATGCAGAAGCTTTACCTAAACCACTTTCTAATTTAGATGCTAAACCAAACATATCTCCTACATCAGCAAATAACATTGCTCTTTGTCCTGTAACCATATCAACAGCTTCACCAAATGATTGAGCTTCTTTTTTACCCATTTTAAATATAGTTCCACCATCTAAAAAATCTGAAAACATTTCGAACTGTGTTTTAAATCCACGCTTTATACCAGAAGTCATAACAGTTCTAGCTACATCTGGTATTGCTGCTGCAAAACCTGTAAGCATAGTTAATGCATTGTAATGTTTCATAGTTCTCATTGCTACCGAAGACCATGCATGAGGATTAGCAGGTAATCCATAAGTACCTCTAATTAATTCTATACCAGCTTCAAGATCTGTTAATACTTGATCTCTTTCTTTAATTAATGCATCTCTAGCTTTTCCTTTTTTACCAATAAGTTTAAAGTTATATTCATTAGCTACTGTAATTAATCCAGGATTAAAACCAGACATTTCACCATCTTCAATAAATCTAACACCTAATCCATTAGGATCTCCATATTTTCTTGTAAGAAGAATATCTGGTATTATTTGTCTTGCATAAGTTTTTTGTAAAGCAAAAATATCACTCATTATAAAACCACCATCAAGTAATTCTTCTTGAGCTATTCTATCTAAATTTAATTCTCTAGCTCTAACAGCTCTAGCATATCTAGGTCTATTAAATGCATATCTTTCTGTTAAATCACCTACAGTTTTTTCAAATCTTACAAATGGAAAATGACCAGATAAATCTTTTACTAATTGATTTAATTTAGACTCATTAATTAAAACACCAGCTCTTTTAAAGTGTCCTTTAACAATATCTTTAAATCTAGCTGGATTTTTTTCTATAGCATTTTTAACATAAATAATATTAATGTAATCATTAACACCTCTTGTTTTAACATTTTTTAATCTTTGATTTAATTCATCTATAGTTTTTTCAATTCTAGAAATATTATAGGTTTCTTGTACACCGTCTACTTTAGATGTATATGTTTTAGACATTTCACCTTTTTTTCTCATTGTTTTTAATTGTGATTCCCAAAATCTTAATTCAGAAATTATAGGCATTTCTCTTATTTTTAATTGTTGTATTTCTTCAAATAGTGGGCCATATACTTTTTTCTGTGTATGTCTAGCAGCATTAGATACTTCTGGAACAGCATGATTAAAACCATTTAATCTAGCTCTTGTAACTTCGTGACTAAATTGATCTAATGACATTCTATCCATCATTTGTGGTTGAGTATTTTTAGTCATCTTATTATGTAAAGCTAAACCTAAATTAGTTTGAGGTACTTTTTCAGTACCTTGTACTCTTTTAATGTAATTAATATATTCATCTTTAACTAATTTATGAGATTCTATTTCACCCACTCTCATCATACGCATATCTGTTTCAATTGATTTACCTGAAGATTGAAATCCCCACTCTTTAGTATTTTTTAATTTTAACAATGGAGTATCTAAAAGATCACTCATAATAGTTTTAGCAGTTAAAGAAGTTTTTTGTTTTATTACTCTAAATACAGGTGTCCATGGCCCATCTTCACCAAAAATATTTAAATTAGATTTTATAAATCCTTCACCTTCCATTTTTTCTTTAGCTGTTTGTCTAATAGGTTTTGCTATACCTTCTGAACCAACAGATGTAGGATTTGGATCCATTCTATTTGGTTTAACAAAAGTACCATCAATAGCAATATCTGTATCTTTTACAGTTTGATTGCTTACCCATTTATCATCTAATTCTTTAATTTTTCTTTGTGTACTAATAGGTGTTGGAGCTGATAATTTATTAAGTAAAAATGGTACAGTATAACCATAAGCAGCAACAGCACCTAAATAACTATCATCTCTTATTGGATCTATATTTTGTTTTGCAACTTCTTCTGCTACCATTGCTGTTCCAGCAATTTTAGCTGCTTGACCAAATTTAGTAAAAAATAATAATGTAGAAGGATCTAATACTGCACCAGTTATTCTTCCTAAATAATACCAAGGAGATGCATAGTTAGTATCTTGATGTGCTTGTAATTTGTTTATTAATGCACTTGTTTCTGCACTACTTTTACTAAAATAAAAATGATGCATAAAATCTTTATAACCTTTTAATTGTGGATCATTTGATGGATTGTAATTTTCTTCTTCTGGAAAATCAGAATTATCCATCATTTTTTGTACTGCCATTGCAGTTAGGTTTTCTTGTTTAAAACCATCCCATGCATCTGTAAAATTGTATTGAATAGGTTTTTGTTCTTTCTGAATTAAATCAGAAGGAGTTATTGGTTGTGGAAAAAAAACTGCCATTATAATTTTCCTAATTCACCATTGTAAGAATTAATTGCATCATTAATACCTTGGAAAATTACAGAATTTACATATTGATTTTGTTTACCAAATTTTTCTAAATAATACTCTTTACCCATTTCATGCTGTACAATAAATTTAAGTAAAGAATGTAGTTCATTACTATTTAATAAATCTACAGTATCATTACGATCAAATTTAGTTTTAGATTCTAAAGCATTTATATAACTTGCGTTATCTTCTGCATACATTTTAAATATTTCATCATAAGTAGGTTCAGATCCATATCTTTTATCTATATTATTAATACTATTAGTTAATGTAGAATGGTTAAGTAATGATTTAACTGCAGCTCTTATACTATTTTTAGGATGTGCAAAAACTGCAAACTTTCTACTATCTCTTTGATAGTTTAATGGTATTTCACCATCCCAACCAGAAGAAGATACAGCTGTCCAGTTATTAGTTCTATGCGTTAATCTTAAATCTGTATTTTGATAATTATCTAATGCCCATTGTTTAAAATTTAAACTCATAGCATTTTCTGTCATTACAGTTTTTTCAGGTGGCATTAAAGATTCAGTTACTTTTTCTGCATCTGATAAATCTCTATTTAAATTAATTTTCTTTTGATAAGATAAATTTTCATTTGCTGTATTAGCTGCCATTTGTAATTCAGTTCTTATTTCTCTAAGATCACCATCAAAACCTAATGTTCTAGCTATCCAAGCAAAAGGTTTTATTTCTGCAGGTACATCATCTATACCTGGTATATCTGGATAAAATCTATAATCAGATAATTTAATACCATTTCTAATTACTGAGTATATTGCTCTTTTAGTCCAATGTTGTTTATCTTCTGGTAATTTATCATACCAACTTGTTTTTTTAAAATCTTCGTATATCTGGTTTGTAGTATGATTAATTAATTGTGCATTACTTGAAGGTACATCTTTATCTACTAAATTAGTCCATGCAGCAGGTTGAAAATTTTTATCTAAAGTAATCATATCATCTCCAATATGCATACTTAATTTATAAGCATGTTGTCCTTTTTCATCTTTGTAAGTTTGTCTATCAATAGATATTTTAACTAAACCATCTTTGTTATCAGCATATTGTCTAAAATAGTTTTCAACTTCTTCAAATTTATTTGTATTGTATTTTGATATTTGTTCACTTTTTGAAAGATTCATAAAATCTTCTTTAATAGCAGCATAAACATCATTATTATCTAAATTACCATAAGTTTTCCAAAATGGATTTTTAACAAGTTTAGGTTTACCATCCATAGTATTTGTTTCAATACCCCAACCTTCTTCTTCCATTCTTTTCATTACTCTATTAAAAGCTTTAGATCTTAAATGACTATTTTGATCAGACCATATATCTGGATTTTCACCTACAGTCATAGCTGTCATTTCTTGATGCCACATACCTTTTAATTGAGCCATAGCATTAGGTGGTATAATTTCTTTTGGTTCCCAAGCTAACCAAGTAGTTTGATCTCCAGCAGCAAACAAATTGTCATGTAATGGATCTTTTTTATTTTGAAAAAATTTTAAAAAAGCATTTGGTGATTGTAACTGAGCATTAAACATGTATTCAAAACTTTTATTATTACCATCATGTTGAGCTGTTATATTTTCTAATTTTTTTTCATAGTTTTCACTTTGTAATGATTCTAAAATAGAACTTGCTCTATTAAAATCTTTATTAGCTATAGCATCTACAACTCCAGTATCTAAAGCTTTTTGGTATAAAGGATTATATCCTACATTTGGAAACAATTCATTATTACTTACATATTGATACATTAATGCTTTTTCCATAAAATTATTTAATGTACCTTCATCTTTAAAAGATCCAGCATCACTTAAAGTTAAATACTTTCTAAGTTCTTCTGGAAAATAATCTTGACCTGCAAATACATTTATTGCAGTTTTAAAACTATCAGTTGATAAATCTGAATATTGTACTTTATTAATTCCATTATTTGCCATTATAGCTTTAGCCCACATTTCTTTATCTTCATCAGATTCAAAATTGTATATTGTTTCTGGATTTTGCATTGTTTTAGAAACAATAGATTGTACTCTATTTGCATCAGCAACATATCTAACTAAGTCATTGTATTTTGTAGAACCTATATCTATTTGAGGTAATTGGCTCATTATTTCATCCATACTAACATCGCCACCTTTAAATTTTTCTATTGCTAAAATACCACCAGGTTCTTTAAACATTTCTAAATCTATATTTGGTTTTTTTGTTTTACCAAAAATAGCATCTCTATGAAAAGCTTTGAATTTTTTAAGAATATTATTTCCAATTCTTGCTCTATCATCATCATCTTCATATAATCCTCTAACAACTTTATACATTGGATTATTTGTCATTTCATCATCAATGTATGCATCATATTGATCTTTATCATTCATAAAATCATTTAACCAATTTAATGCTTGTACTTCTTGTCCATTATTGTAAAGACTCATCATTATATGAAATCCTCTTGAAGTTAATAAAGCTTCTGTTTGAGAATTAATATTAGCAACATGATCTTTTTCTTTCATTTTGCCTGATAATACTAAATTTTCATAATCTTCATGAGCTATTTCATTTATTTGTAAAACACTATTTATAAATTGTTTATTAATACCTGGTATTGCTAATTCCATTTCAGTATTATTAAAGTTTCTCATTGAGAACTCTGCTTCTGTATTAAAATTATTCCATTTAGTATCTCTGTCAGAAAATAATTTATTATTATCAAATTGTCTTTTATTACCTGATGCAAATATTACAGAGTTTTGACTATAACCAGCTAACATTGCATTAGCTTGTATTTTATATGCAGCAGGTACAGATTCTAATAAACTTTGAGAATATGTATCTACAGCAGCTTTCATTTTATCTGGATCCATAGAAAAATCATTTCTAAATTTTTCAAATTGATCTCTAGTTTTTATTTGAAAATCTTGAAAATAATTAGCTTGAGCTGTTTGATCTGCTTCTCTTTGTAATCTAGTTAATGTAGGTGCAAATGCATCAGCAGCTATACTTACATAACTTTTTGCAGGTACATAAGGTATATTACCACTAGGTGCTTGTATTTTAATTTGTGTTCCTTCTTTTTTTAATGCCATAATTAACTCTCGTATAAATCTTTTTTAGCTTTATATTCATAACCTGCACTAGCAATACTAGTCCATCCACCAAATTGTTCTTTTCTTCTTTGTGATGCAGCTATATCTTGTGCATAACCAATATCTCCAACTTTAGTACCAACATTTAATCTTATAGTAGCAAGGTCTTTTTCAAATGTTTTTGTTACATCTTTTTGTATATTTAAAAATGATCTACTATCCATTGAAAAACCAGAACCTGCTTGTGTTGCTTTATTAGCAGCAATAGCTATTCTATATTGTTCTCGTCTTTCTGCTGCTTCTTGATCAGCAATATCTTTTGCAGCTTTTTTTTGAGCTTCATATCTTTGAGCTTCTATTTCTGCTTGTTTTTTAGATTCTTTTATATCGTAAACTGCTTTTGCTGCAGATACAACAAACATTGTGACTGGATCAGCACTCATGCAAAAACTACCTCCACTGACATACCCAAGATTTTTATTGGTAACGGATCATCTTGGCTTATTGTTACTGTTGGATTTTTACTGTAACCTAAAAAGAAAAATTCTTTTTTATCTGTTACAGGTGTGAGATCAGAGCCACCTTGAAAATTAACTTGTTGAATAACTAATGCTTTAGAGGTGCTATCTGCAGCTTTAATAGTCATATCAAGGGTAGAGTTAATGTCCACAATGGCTCTTGAAATTCTTCTTGGTAGACCTGTTAATGGGCCTTCTGGTAATTCTTTATCTATTGGCATAGTTTCAATAATTGGAATATAGTTAAAACCAACTTTAAGTCCAGTATCTTTTGGTGCATTTGTTAAAGTTATTTGATCAGATCCAGATACAGTAAATGAACCAATAGAACTATTAGCATCAACAACATTAATAGATTCATTAGTATATATGCTATTTACATTATGTAAAAATCCTTTTTCTAAAGTAATTACAGCATTATCAGCAGGTGTAACAGCTAACGCTTGATTTAAATTTAAATCATAAGATCCACCTCCGTTATTTGTTACAGCTTGAATAGTATATTCTGTTGCATTTCCAGCTATTGTAAATGTTTCGTTAATTTGTGGATCAGATGTAAATCCATCTACTACTAATACAGAACCAGTTTGACTTCCACCTTGTACTAAAGGTGTACCTCTTTGGTTTAATGTAGATAAAGTTTGACAATCTAATGTTTCACTATCATCATCTGCAAATTTTTCTAATGTATAAACTGTTGCTCCATTTAAAACTCTTTTCATAATAACAATTAAATTTTCATTTAAAGCTGCAATAGATTGAAAATAATCATTAGCTCTTGTAGACCATTGAACCCAACCTGCAATTTTTTCATCTCTTACAGAATGAAATATAGATAATGTTCCAGGATATGTAGTACCATTATTTAAGAAAAAAGCATATTGTTCAGGTCTTGTGTTATTACCTTTCATAATAGCAATTTCTTTTGGGCTATCAATTAAATGTTGAGCAAGTATAGATACAGCAGTAGATTTATATCCATCTTCTAAATCAGAATAAACAAATTCTCTTACAGCTTTACCATTTTTTTGTACAAAGCCTGTAGCTTGGTCAAACATATGTGGTGCTGTTCTAGAAATACCATAAGGTGTTTGTCTTAATACAGTTATATTAGCAGGAGTAATTGTATTATTAGTATTATCTGGAATATAATATTCTCCACCATCAGTAAACACTTGTAAGTCTTTACCAGATAACATATGTCTTATTTCATTAACTGCATTACCTGTTATATCAGAGTCTATAGCTTCCGAATCTAATCCAGTACCTACATCAAAATTAAAATAATCTCCAATATGAGATGCAAGTATTCCAGCAGGTCTAGATTTTAATCCACCTAACCATAATCTATTATGATGAAATGTAACTGCTTGAGGATAACCTCTTGCAACAGAAATAGCTTCTTCTTTCCATTCAAAATGTGGGCCAGTTCCACCAGCTATTGTTTCAATTACAGTTACAGTTACTTCTGTTGGACTTGTATATCCAGTAATTTTAACTTGAGATCCATCTATAGTTAGATAATGTCCAACATAATCAGAAGTAAAAAATCCAGAAGAAGATGTAACAGTTCTACCTGTACCAGTTGCTGCTGTATTAATAGTTAATGTTGTAATTGCATGTTCGTATTTATAAAAAGGTGTATCAGTTTTATAAGCACCAGAAACAACAACATCTTCATTAATTTTAAAAGCAAATTCTCTTACAATAAAAGATGATGCAGATTCTCTATATATTTCTCTAATAGGATTATTTCTATGTGTTATAAAAATAGTATCACCAAATTGAGCAAAGTTTAATTCAAATAACTGAGCTGTTGTCCAATTACAATTAGTTGTATAATTACTTGTTAATGCTGTACCATTTATATTATAAACATCCATTCTTTGATTAGATAAAACTATAATAGCTATTTCATCTTCAGAAAAAATAAAAGGTATTATTCTAGATTCTGCAGGTAATGTTGCAAGATAAGAAGTACCTGGTCTTCTCATTAAACCACCTTCTGCTAATAATGCAAAATTTCTACATTGTTTAGCACCTTGAAAATAAGATGGTACATCTGTTCTTGTTGCTAATAATGGGTTAAGTTCTCCAGACGAAAAATTGGTTATAACACTTTTTAATGTTCTTCCCATTATGCATCCGTTCTAGTAGATCTTCTCAGATTAATAAATCTATTTGAATCTAAAACTTTTGTAGTAGTTTCTTGTGCATCAATATTTTTAGCAATTAAAAATTGTCTTTCAGCTAATTCTTTAAACTGTCTAATCATTGCAGAATCTCTAGCAACAGAACCTGCAAATATAGATGCTAATTCATATTCTAAAGCTAATATAAAATGTGGTGGAAAATAACCTTCATCTACTCTGTAAATATAATCCATAACTAATGTGTTATTAGAACCATAACCATTTACATAAATATAATCTTTGTATCTTGAATAAGGAATTACAATATCATTTACTGTAATTGTATTAATTTGTAAAACTTCTGGATTAGTTGGTATTTGATAACCATAATCATATCTTCCAGTAGGAGCTGCTGCTAATAATGAAAGTGTTTGTTGTGTTGTAGAAAATCTCCATCTACATCTAGTAAGAGCAGCTTTTGTAATATCTTCGTAAATGTTACTAGCAACTAATGCTTCTGTGCTTCCATCAGAAAAAGATGTAATAGGTTGTGCACCTATCATAACTAAAGCTCTTGCACATATATCTATATTTGTTGTTGCCATAATAATAAATAAAAAAAATGACTTGGGGGATTTCTCCCCCAAATCTAATTAGACTATGCTAATTTTGCAGTTGTTACAGTAGTTGCACCACTTGCTGATGTAACAGTAAGTAAATCTGCTTCTGGAGTTCCACCGATTCCGATAGAACAAAGAATTAGATCACCTTGTTTCAATTCAGCATATGCACTATTAAAGTAACCACTTGCAGCTACAGTTGCGATAGCATCTCCGTCAGTGTAAAACCAAAGAGAGTTACCACCCATCTGAGCTACCTTTTTGATTGGATTATCAGTTGCGTAAGCCATATTATATTCTCCTTAGTTATTACTCTGCACACTTCTGTATTCTAATACCATCAGAATCAATTAAAGTACCACCTATGCTAAGCATAGAAGTAATTAAATGAGAAACTTTTTCTGGTATATAGTTTACTTCAGTTTTTACATCAGAACCAATTCCCATACCAATTGATGATTTATGGAAAGCTACAGTATGTCTATCAGTAGAACCAGAAGTTTCTAGTCCACTGTGTACAAACCATAAGAATCCTAACCATCTCTTAGCAGTCATACCACCAGCATAAGGAAGTTCACTTTCTCCCACATACTCGACTCTTGAGAATTGATCTAGGTTGATTAGGTCAGACCATTGTTTAGGCCCAACTACCCAGTATCTTTGTTGATCATCTGGTACATCATTAGTATTGAAAAGTTCCATCATAGCCTGAGCTTTTTGTAGGTTCATTCCAGTACTTGCACCAGCTGAGTTATTAGCAAGTTGAGTTGCGTTTTCCATTACAGAAGTAATTACGCTATCAGTTTTTCTACCTAAAGCGTAAGCTGCTGAATTTGCAACTACTTGTCTTTCGTCAATGTTTACCTTTAACTCGTCTAACTTGTCAACATAATCTGCTGCATAGTAATCAGTTAAAGTTGCTGACACATTGCTGTGAGCTAGATCCATTGCAACTACTTCAGCATGTCTTGCTTTAGTGTTTGCAGAACCTTTTGCAACTTTCTGAAACTTAACAGTATTACCATTAACACCGTTCACAGTTCTTGTTAGATTCTTTAACTTAGAACCCATTCTTTGATAAGCCATGTGAACTTCAGCTTCGAATTGAGTTATAAAGGCATTAGTTATTGATGTTGCCATTATATTTTCCTCGTTGTTAAGTTGTTATTAATTACCGATTATCTTTTTTATGCAGGGGATTGTTATCCAGTTAAGGGCAATCATTGGCATACTAAAGGTCTTGATTAACCAATATTCTACAAAGGTTATACTTAGCAACGCACAATTATATCCATTTTTTAGGAATAGTAATTACTTCTCCAAATTCTATTGTTCCATCTTTATCTTGAGAATATGTACCAAATAAAGTTATATATTCTTTTGTATCTTTATAAATCCAAAACTCACCTGTTGTACAAACTGCTGGTTCTGCAGCTTTCATTTGAGCCGCAGATAACCAACCAGTTTGAGAAACACAATCTAGCCATTTAATTGGCTTTTTAAGTTTTTTATAATTAAACTTATGATTTTTCTTGGCCTTTATATGCTTTTTCATAAAGTTCTGTTACTCGTTTAACATAACTAGGATCTCGTCTACTTGAATCCCAATATCTTGGATCTTTTAACATAGATTTTAAATCATCTATATCAGCAGTTACATCAACTTGTGTTTGAGTTGTAGGCATATTGCTATCTTTAGTAAGTTTCATAATTTCTTCTAAAGCTTTTACACCTTCAGCAGTTGCTGCAAAATTAGATATAGAATTATAAGCATCTGGACTTAAATGTTTTTTAGACCAAAGTTCAGCAGCTTCTATTCTTTCTCTACCTGAATCTCCAAGTTTTTGAATTTCAAGATCAGCATTAGGAAGATTAGCAGTAGCATTTTCTACAAATGCTTTTACACCTTCATCATATTGTTCTTGAGATAGACCTGCATTTTTAGCATGATTAGTCCACCATTGTACAATAGGCATTTCATTGCTAATTTCTAATTGTACATTATCATTAAGCTCTGGAACATTTAATTTATATTCTTCTGGAACATTTGATAGTTTTTCATTTTCAAGATCTATCTTAATTTGTTTAGTTAAATCTTCTGTTCTAGAACCTAATTTAGATTCTAATGAATTATAAGACGAAGCTAAGTTTTCAATATTAACTTCATTTTTTTCTGGATCCCAAAACTTATCTTGTATAAATTCTGGTTTAGTAGCTTCTGTAGGTTTCTCAGTAGCGACTGGTGCTGTATTAGCATTATCATCTGCCATCTTGTTCTCCTTTGGTTATTCTTGTTTTAATTATACCTACAAGAAATCTCATTCCTTCTAGGTGAAATAATCTGTTGCTATCTATATTAGGGCCAGCAACAGCTTCTATTGTTATTGATTGCAAATAGTTTAGAACTTTTTTACCTTCATCTCCTTTAAAGACATTGGCAAAATGTTTATTTAAAATCTGTTCTTCTTCAGCAGATCTTACATAACCATCAATACTATTTGTTATCTTGGGTTTCTCTTTCTCTAAGTCTTTCCAAGCCATATTATGCTCCTGGTGGAGCTTCACCTCCTTCTGGTGTTGTTTGCATTTGTTGTAAACGCTGCACTAGCTGTTGTTGTTCTTCCTCATTTCTAATTAACTTTTCAGGAAGATTCATTTTTTCAGCTAAATATTTTGCAGTTGTATTTTGGTCTACAATTAGATTAACCATTTGTGGGCCAAATGTTGCTCCAATAATTTCATTAAATCTAGTTACATCTGCAACATCTTGTAAATGTTGAGCTTGTGCTAGAGGTGATCTTGGAGCTATTTTAACTTCCCTACCGTTTACTTTAGGGATGTCTATTCTACCTTGTTTAGATAAAATTCTAATTATTCTTTTTAATAATGGAGTTATTAATTCAGATTGTAGTCTTCCAAAAGAAGAACCAATTTGTCTTGATAGATCTGCCATTCTTTCAGAAACTTCTGTTGCTGTCATAGGAGTTCCTTCTGGTCTACCAAGAGCTTCCATGTATAAAGCTTTTTTAATATTAGTTCTCATATCATTTAATACTAATTGAGCTACATCAAAATTAGATGCTGATTGTATAGGCAATAAACCTCTACTACCAGGAGCTACAGGTATTAAAGATCCAGGTACTAAAGATATATTATCTGGATTAATTACACCATCATCTTCATAAGTATATACTCCAGATACTGACATCTGTGCATTTTGTAAAATTAATTCTATTGTAAGATTACAAGTTTTAATAGCACCCATTGCATTAAATACTGGCCCTCTACCATAAACTTCTCCAGAAGCTTTGTTCCATCTAAATACTAAATATGGATTTGATCCTTCTCCTTCAAACATTTCTTCATATAAAATATGTTTTGGATTTTCCATAACGATACACATTTTATATTTTTCTACATTTTCTTCATACACTTTGTAAACAACTTCTATAATTTTAATTTTATTTTTATTTTTTAATGGATCAAAATTTTCTGGTAATATTGCTTTAGGATATAAAATTTTAATTTCATGTGGTTTACAATATCTTGTTCTGTATACAGAATCTATTGTACCATCTGGGCCTGTGTTTAAACAAACTCTAGTTAATGGTACTGCTGTAAATTTAATTGGATTAATTGCATCACCTTCTTCAACAAGCATAACTCCTGTACCAATTGCAAGATCCATAAATGATTCATGTATTTCTTGGTTAAAGTTTGATTGTTGTAATAATTGAAAAACATAATCTGTAATTTTATCTAACTCTAAATTAATACTTGCTTTTTGTCCTTGTGGTATTTCTGATCCAGCTTGGAAATCTGCCCATCTAGCAAATGTAGGAGTTATACCTGCTTGTAATCTTGATGCAAATTCTTGTACACCAACTACAGCAGTTTCATCAAAAATCTTATCAGTTCTTTTTTGACCAGGAGCTTCTTCATAAAAAGATTCTCTGTTTGGAAGACAATATTCATATGCTTCTTCAAATTTATCTTTCCAATAATCTTTTATACTTTGAGCTTCTTTATATTTTTTTAAAATTTCAGATGCTTTATCTGATGTTCCGTAATTCATTTCTGAGTTATTTAAATAATCCATTAATTAAAAAATCCTCTACCACCAGATTTAGCAAACAAAGATCTAGATGATGTTATTGATAATCTTTTTTTCTTATAAGCATCAGCTTGTTCTGCTG